TTTCCACCAGAAACAGAAGCATCTAAAGCACTTTCTCCAAGAACTGTGTTACCAGCAACAGAGTTTGCTCCTTTTCCTATATTTATACTATTAATTGTTCCATCTACAGGAAAAGCAGGTGCGCCAGCAAGACTAAATAAATTTATATGGGCATTGTTAGCAGTATTTCTAAGCTGCATAATACCTGATGTAGTATTAGCAAAATATTGACTAGCGTAGTTTGTTGAAGGTGCAGATGATCCTGAATTATTTGAAGATATTGCCAATAATGCATTATTTATATCAGCCCTGACATTAGCTCCAGTGGAGTTATCAATAACATAATCGTGCTGTGCCATTACCTAATCCAATTTTTTATTTAAGTATATCCTACTTTAAAATTAACTACCACGCCCAAAACCGACAGCAGTATAACTAAATGTTTTATCTTGTACAGCATTCCCAGCATTAGTAAATTTTATTGTAAAGCCACTACCAGAAATATTAGTAATTTCAAATTTATCCGTACCACCTAAATCATTAGCGGTAATACCAATACTAGGCAATTGTGAACCTGCAGATACAGCCGTACCACTAGCACCTGTAAAAAAGGCATGATCAAAAGTAACAGCAAGTCCAGATGCAGATGTACCAGATGAGATATTAGATTTTTGTTCTGTTCTTCTATCTAATTCTGCTGTATATCCTAATTGATCTATTTCTATAGATTGTGCAGGGTCATCACTATCCATTTCACACCTAAATTTAAATCCTCTACCAATATGCGTACCATTTGCGAATGTATTAAATGTTTTACCAGAAAAATCACTATCTTGATAACTTGATCCATTAGAAGGTGCTGCAGTAGTTGTAGCAACTAACAATTTAGCATTAACATCAAATGCTGTTGCCTGATCAAAGTCTGTCCAAGTATCAATATTCGCAGTTCTTTTATCAATCAAATCATTAGGATAAAAACCCTGTGTAACAAAATGTCTTGTAAGTCTAAGTGGATGTGTAGAACCTAAATCTAATATATTTGCAAAATCATAACTACCACCTGTTATATCTACAGCACCTAAGAAATCAAAATCGGCAATGGCATCAAAATCTGTGACATCATCTAATGTTTCTAATGAACCTAAAACAAGACCATTAACATCATTACTATAAAAACAATCTACTTTTGTACCGCCAAAAGGTGGTGAATCTGTATCTTCTCTATCTGTAAATGTTACAAGTTTAGGAAATGGATCAGGATTAGTAACAACTACAGATGCTTCCCCACTACTTAACCTACCGCCATCATCTTTAAATTTAAGGATATACTCGCCATCTACAGCAGGTACTAATGTTTCTGATACGCTACCAGGTAATGCAGGGATAATATCAACAGAATTAGTAAAAGTACCAGTACCATCAGTTAAATTACTATGTCTTACAACTACGTTTCCACCATGTGTGACATCAACATCTGTAGCTTTATTAAAACGTAATCTAAGAAATTGATCGGATACTGGTTCCACTAAAAGACCTGTTACATCCTGTGGCACTGCAGTTTTACCAATAGTATTAAAAGTTAAATCAGAAGAAACTGCACTTGTTTGTAATGCAGCATTGTAACTAAATATTTGAAACTCATATGTACCAACATCAGTATTTAATATTTCAAAATCGGGGGAAGGAACTGTTGTAGAAATATAGTTACCATTATTAAACCTATAATTAACTTGATACTGCGTAACACCAATAACAGGTTGCCAACTAAGAATTAATTTTGATACAGCCCGATTATTTATTTCAACAAGTTTTTCTTCTGCTAATAATGAACCAGGTGGATCTTTTAATTCATTTAATCTAGACACTGTTCTTGCTGGCAAACTTGCACCATCTTCAATAAATGCATATTTTTCAGGAACATAAGATAATGCTGTAATTGAATAGTTAACACCTTCAGACTCTTCTACTGCTATTACTCTAAACTTTTGCGCTTCAACTGTATCATCTTGCAATAACCAAATTGTGTTGACATTAGGGGTTTGTGAAAATGCAGAAGATACTGTTATGACCGCACCTGAAATACTTGATATTGACTTGGTTTCTGTTGTCCCATCAGGCAAGATTACACTTAAAGTCGGATTATTTGTTGTTGGTAAATCCGTTGAAGCAGAATCATCTACTGTTATCTGTGTAGTAGTAGCTGCAGCAATCCTTCCACCTCTTCTTACGCCAGAACGCACAGGATCAGCAATATCTATGACATTACCAGGTCTTACAATAATTCCAGATTCTATAGAAGTACCAAAAGTAACAATTTCACTTTCATTCTGTTCAGCAAATAAAATAGCCTTTGCTAATCTACTGGCCTGTCCTCTTGATGTACAGGCAAATCCACTTACTTGCTTAATACTTACGCCTAACTTTGCTATTGAAGCGGTATCTTCATAAACTTCATAATCTATATCCCTAGTATCCATATTGAAATACGCAACAGAAACTACAGTATTTCTTGTTTTTAAACCACTTCCTGAATAACTAAAACCTGCTTCGGTTACATTAGATAAATTAAATAAATAACTTGCATCTTTAGGGCTATCTTGTGCGAGTTGAATACTGCCACCAGACCATATAGGCATACAACGCATAACACCCGCTAAATCATTTATCAAATTAAAGGCTTCACTTGAAGATTGAATATTTACGTTACATGAAAATCTTGCTTCCTGCCCTCCAAAACCATCATCAACAAGGGTATTTGCAAACTTACTTGCAGTTACAAATGAAAATAAATCAATAGTACTATCAGTTATATGACTACCAAATCCATACCTAGTATCTGTAAGAAGGTCTAATAATATCATTGCAGGGCATGAACACCATTGGGCAGCACCCATAACACCATTAAAAATATAACCATCTGGGTAAACAATACGACCAGTAGCATTATCAACAGTTGGTGTACCTGAACTATTCGCACCTGCTCCTGGTATCCTTACTTTTATTCCTCTAACACGATATTTTCTGTTTGGTACTGAACCAAACTGCATTGAGTCTAACCGCAAAGAAACGTAAGCACTATTGGGATAAGTATTAGAATCATCAATAATTTCTGCGTAACTTGTCCATTGGAAAGCATCAACTAACATATCGTCTGTGCTGTCTGGTGTAACTCTAGAAACCCTTATATCAACAGGGAAAGCACCTGTAAGGTTTACTCTATAATCTCTTTGATATGCGTCAGCAGTTCTTCCTGTAATTGTGTCTGTAAAAAGATCTGTATAACCACCAGAATTATATTGAACTGATACTTTTAATTCCACACTAGAACCCAATAAATCGCCTTTACTTGTTGCCTTTTGTAGCTGTGGAACAGTTATTGTGACATTTACAGCGTCAATATTTGTATTTGTAATTTGTCTAGTAACAGGTGAAGATGCTGTTACAGTTACACCTACTGCTACTAAAGAAGAACTACCTTCAATACCTTCTATTTTTGATTGATCTGCAGTACCAAGCCTAGGCTTAAAAGAAACATCTTGATAATTGAAATCAGTAGTTAATGGATTTGCAGAAGTAGCTGTAGATTTTAAAATAGGAGTATCGTTTAGAAATACATCTTTCAATGCAGCATTGTTATATGCAGTTGTGCCTATTGTTAATCCTTCTTTTGAAGCAGTAGCAAACCCTTCTATCTCACCTTCAGAAATTAAATCTAAGAATGTAGCAAATTGTTTACTATGTAAATTGTCAGGAGTTCTAGTAGGTGCTGGTGCTTGCCTTGTACTTCCTCCTTTTCTAGAACCTCTAATAATTTTAGGTTTTGTCATGCTTGTACCTGTTGAGTGTCAATAGCTCCACTAATCACAACTGATCCTGTCATTATTTCTCCATAAACTATAGGAACTGGAGTCCCAGCCCTTGATGTGTTTTGTGTTCCAGAAAAATTAAATGATAATCTAGGGTCTTGTCCTGAATCAAAGCCTTCTAATTTTGGAAGTGGAAACAATAATTCACTTACCCCTGAAAGTGCCAAAGTACCACCAAGAAGTAAAGCTCCTTTTGCTCCCCATAATGAAGCTGCTTTCCAACTAGCAGCAAAGCCTTTTCCAAAAGTTAAACCTCCTCCAAAAGCTCCAAAAGCTCCAAAAGATAAAGCAATTAAAGCAACCCCTAAAAATATTCTTCCTATCCTACCTGAACCTGCGATAACAGGAACAATGTGTATATCTTCCTGTCCTATAGGGCTACATAGCTCTTCCTCACTAATAGTATAATCACCAACTTTTATCTGGTAATAGTTAGGATTCATATATTTTTCTACTTGAGGAAAATTATTAACTAAAAAACTTACCGCCTTTGCAAGACTATCTACCTGTATTTCAAATTCTTTATGGCCTATAAATTCAGCAAGTTCGCCATATATTTTTAATTTACGTAACATAACGATACCTCCCACCTGTACATTTTAACAACCAAGGGTTGTAAGGCTCTCTACAAGATAGTCTATCTCCTAAATGATGCAAAATATCCCCATCTATAAAAATACCAACATGATTTAATCCTTTACCTAAAATGCTCATTGCCAAAACATCCCCATTCTCTAATTTTTCATCTGGTGCTAACAAACGAAATCCTACTTTTATTAAATAATTATTGAAATCACCATCTACTTTTGATTCTGGATTTTCTACAAATTCTTCAGGTGTTAAAGGTCTTGTTGCTTTAATTAATTCAATTCCTTTTTCTTCTAAGTACCAATCCGTTACTAGACTTAAACAATCAGTAACATTCCATACCCACGGCCTACCAATTAAAGGTGCTTTATAACCACAAGGCTCATAATATCCCCATTGTTCTGTTTTTGGATTAACAATATGCCAAGGAAGATTACTTTGTTCACAAGAAATCTTATCTGCCTGACTAGCTATAGGAGGTGTTACTGGATGACTATGAACAACAGCAATAATTTCACCTGTATTATCAGCTTTTATATAATCTTCTGGATCAATAATAAAACATTGATAACTTGTCATTGATAAATTACGGCATGGAAAATATTTTTCTTTTCCTCTGATATTTAACAATAAACCACAAGACTCTTTAGGATCTTGGTCTTTTGCATGAGCAAGTGCTTCTTCTTTCCAAGTCATGTTAAAAACGTACCGATAGAAGGAAATTCTGCCCTAGTACATTGACGTTTTGGCGCATACACACCTGCTATATCTATTGCAGCAGCAAGTTCAAACTGTACTACTTCCCTATTCTCTGCTGATTTTCTATCTATTGTGTAAGTCTCCACATCTTCTGCGGTAGAATCAGGTGTACCAAACGGATTTGTATTGCCAGGAAAATTAACAGCATCAATATACCTTGCACTTGTTCTTATTCTTTTCACAGTTGCACCAGTTAAATCATTTCCTGTTGTTACCTTGTTTACGTCTAATAAAATTGCAGTAATAGTTCCAAGAGCATTACTAACAGTTAGAGTAGGTCTTGGTACTTGGCCTCTTTGATAAGCAAAACCTTCTGCTTGTATTGGCATTTTTATATAAGAATTACCTTGCCAGACAATATCTCCATTAGCATTTAAACTTGTTCCATTATGAAACCTATAAGTTTGTGCAGATCCATGTAATGTAGCATCAGTGGTTATCGTCAATAACTCAATAATTGCAGATGGATTAATTTTTTGTAAATCTGTAATTAAAGGTGTTTTACTCATGGTTCAAAGACTTGTCTAAAAGTAGCTGTAATAGTAGCTCTATTAGGAACATCTATTCTTTTCTGCCATGTTTCACAAACAAACTTTTTAGCACCTGCTAAGGTAATTGATACGTTACCGCTATTTGTAGCACTAGCAGCAGCCACTACTGTAAATACATCTTCACTAGTTACGGAAGCGACCACAAAAGTACCATCTACAGCGCTACCAGATGTGTAATCAATAATTAATACATCCTCTATAGCAACGCCATGATCTGTAATAGTTATTGTGACTGTAGTACCTGATTGTGAATAAGTACCTGTTTTTGTAAAACCTTCTGAAGGTGGGCTATATGTAAAACTTGCCTTGTCATTACCTCTACTTCTTAAAAATCCTTCTATAACATCTGAATCTGTTTCTGTAATGTTATTCCACGCAAGGTTATAAGTTTCTGGGTTTTGATGACTAGCTAAACCAAATGAAATTCTATGTTCATACCCATCTGCAAATTGTACAATACGTGTTTTAGGTGCAGATGTTTTTGTTAAACCATAGCTGGGTTCGATACTTGGAAATGTTGCCATTATGCTAATAAACCTCCTGGTCTTTTTTGATTAACTATCTCAGCTTGTATAGCTGCCCCAATAAGCCTACCAAGCGCCCTACCTTCTGTTTCATCACCTTCTACAGAACTACCAGAAGCATCTACATTAACAACAATATTAGTACCTCCTCCTTGTGCCTTTACGCCTAATTTACCATCAGAACCCCTAGATAATGGGAGGATAGCTTCTGCCCCTGCTTCTCCCATAAGCCCCATCCCATTAGCCATAGGGAATAAAGTTGGTTTGTTTACTACACCGCCATAAGCATATTTTTGTACCTTTCCATCAATAAAAGCATTGCCATCTGCATTACCAAATAAACCTCCAAACCATTTAGTAAAAGGTGCTGTTATTGTTTGCTGTATTGCAATCCTTACCATATCTGAAATTATAGAGTTTGCTAAGTTTCTAAAATTCAATGTTCCTGTCATCACAAAATCTACTAAGGCATCTTCCATACCTTTTATTCCTTTAACAACAACATCACCAAATGCTTCACCTACACTTTTTATACTATCTTTAAATGAATCTAATTTTGCTTTTGCCTGTCCTCCAAAAGTTTTATCTATGTTATCTCCTACCTTTGCTCCGTATTTATCAGTAGCTTCTGAAATACCTTTAAAAATTTCTTCAATAATTTTCATACTCTCAGCAAAATTAGTAGGATTATCAAGATAAAAATCTTTTGCTTCTTTGAATAAACCTTTAAAATCTAATTTTGCCCATTTTTCTAACATTCTTATGTTTCTTGCCATAGTTATTCCTAAAAATTCAAATCCTTTATAAGCGATAAAAACAGTTCCAGCCGTAATTTTTAGAGTTCGATTTAAATTTTTAAAAAATCCTTCAAAATCTTCACCATCTTCAATCATATCTCTAAATATTTCTGCCAAATTATTTAAAGTAGGCAATAAATGATCTACCATTTGCATGGTGACACCTCTCAAACTAAAACCGATCATTGTCATTTGGTCATTAAAATATTCTGCGTTCTGTGAAAATCTATCTGACACTTGATAATTAAATGCTTCTAGTGATGCTTTTCCATCATTAAGAAGATTAACCATTTGCGCCCCTGATCTACCAAATATTTCCATTGCAATTGCAGTTTTCGTTGCACCATCTTCCATTTGCGCAAATCTATCTGATATCTCACCTAATAGCTCTTGATTTGTTTTTAACTTGCCGTCTGTATTTCTTACAGATATTCCTAAATCATCATAGGCATCTTTATATGTAGCAACACCTTGGTCTGCTTCTCTCATTGATTGCGCTAACCTTCTTAAACCTTTTTCTATAGTTGCCTGTTCAACACCTGCTAATTTACCTGCGTTTACATACGCCTGTAATGTATTAGCTGCTATTCCTGTTTGTGTTTCTAATTTACCAAAAGCATCTGCAGCATCTATAGAACCTTTGACCATACGTACAAAAGCACCAGCAGATAAAATTAATCCTAATGCTGCAAATGTCTTATTAAGCCCAGACATTGCCATGCGTAAGTTTTTAACCCTTCCCTGTACGCCTTGCATGGAATTACCAAGACGTTTTAAGGAAGCTCCACCTACAGTTTTGGCTGCTACTATTAAATCAAACTTTGCAGCCATCTATTTATTCTCCTTATTCATTGTCTGTAATACTGCAGCTTCTATAACTTGTATGCTTTCCATTAATTCTGCAGGTTTATCTGTAT